GCGAGCGCTCCACCTACACCAATAGCAAAATACTCCCCGTTGTAATTCGTACCCCACCTGGATGCTGATTTAGAGTCAGCCTGTAGTTTTACATTCTGAAAAATTTCCTGATAGGGATCGCTTCCAACAAGGTTCCTCACGCGCCTGCCGAAGTTAACCGCGAGATCTGCTGTATGCGAAGCCATGATTACTTTCTTGTGGGGGTGCTTGCCTAAAAACCAAGCTGGGGCTAAGTAAGAGATAAGCTCGGATTTGCCATGTCGTGGCGCGATATTGACGATGACCCTTTTTTTAACTCCGTTAGCTATGTCCTCAAATATCTGTGCTAAATGTCGATGATGAGGTCCAACTTTGTAGCCTGGATATACGTGTTTTATAAAAGGCATAAAGCTAGTTTGTCTGGCAGTCAACTGCTTCTGCTTTTCATAAGCTTCTATAGTTTCCAAAAACTCTATTTGTTCAGCTCTAGGTAACGTATGCAGTTTAGATAGCGCTAACTTAAGGTCTGCTGGGTCAATACCCTGGATGTTCATACGACTGTTACTTCAGCCTGTGTCTCTATCCATACCCTAGCACCGCAAGATAACGGCTTATGGGGGCTATGAACCACTTTTGACTCCCCATGAATAATCGCTTCATGGCAATATCGGTTATCTTTATAGGTTTTTACTGTTAATACAGGGTTATTAGTCCCTTTTTTAGTGTTTTCTTTAATTTTATGCTGATTTACATGAATTATTGTCTTCATAATCCCCTTTTCTCCTAAAGTAGCCACACTATAAATATTGTAGTTAAAATAGCGTATATATACACAGAATAATCAAGCCAATGCTTGCTTATAAAATCACTAACATCTTCTAGTAAGTCTAATAAGTCCCAATACAAAAGTTTTAGCTTTTCAAGTTTATTTTTCATCCGTTTCGTTGGTCTGGACCGTCATATCAGACGCATCTCCTCCGTAAAGACCTAATTCGTCAGCTGTTGCGTGGTGTTTAACAGTTAAAAACTTGTACATTCCTGGATTACGGGTGCGAAACCAACCTCGTAGCCCATGATACATAGCTAAAGACAATGGTCCGGTAAATAACGAAGCTAACACCATCATCTTAATCTCATTAGTTTGGACGTTGGTAAGTGCGTTCATTATTCCACCCATGCACCATTGCGTTAGTGAACCAAATACCGCACCGGCAATTAGCATATTAGTAAAAATAGTTGATGATTTTAGTTCGTGGTTGCCGTCAGCTCTATTGGACCTCTTCCAAGCCACCAATAACACCATGCACATGAAGGCACTAATGATTATTGGTAATAAAACTGAAATTAACGACAGCCAAGGTGATGGAACTCCTTGCATTTTATTCTTCTCCTTCTGGTTCTTTCTCTAATGTCCCCATTTCGTCGTCAATTACTTCAAAAGATGTATTAATTGTTTTTTCCTGGCCTATTATGTTAGCCAGTTTGCTTCTTATCTGTTTTTCCAACTCTTCCGTAGTTGCATGTTTAACAATAACTTCTGTCTTTTCGGAAAATAACCCCACATCTGAGATTTTCCCTAGTAATTCTAACGCCTTCAGCCTATGGCGTGGGTCATTAAGACCAGTATCTTCTATTAATTTATTAGTAACAAAGCGTCTAAGCTGCACTGCTTCCTGAACGACCTGATGATCATAGTCACTAAGCATAGCATACAAATGTTTAACTGTAGCGGGGGTTGCTAAAGATTTATTTACTGCAGCGTTAGCTATTCCTTTTTGTTCAGGGTCGGTAAAAACTTTAAACAATTCTTCTGCTTCAATTTTTTCGGGAGTACTCACGGGAATCTCTGCGCCTCCTTCTACTAGGACTTTAGCGGTAGAAGCAGCGACCTTAACTTTTGTGTTTAACGTAGTAGGCTCTTGTGCTTCAAAATCATCCGGCAAAGGTATATCTTTTTCCGGAACAATAGTCAACGGCATTTACTTACCTTTTTTCATTGAATAAGCTTTAGTAAAACCGCGTTTAGCAATACCGTCTACTTTACATTTTTTAACCATACCACCTTTTTTATATTTTTTAGCTTTAGCTTTTCCTTTAAGGCCACCACCTGCTTCTGCAGATTTCATACGCTTATCAAAAGTGTCTTTATATTTTTCTACTTTACCGCCTTCTTTCATAGCCGGAACCCGTTTACGATTTTTCAAAGCTTTATACGCTGATTTAATACCCCTACCAACTTTAGCGTAAGGGAAAAAAATCTCTGCAGTTGTTAAAGCCAGGTTTTCTGGTTTAACCTCTTCTTTTAATGCTTCTTTTGTGTATTTAGGTATATCTTTTATTGTTGCATCCATAGCGTCTGCATCTATACCTCGAATATCATACACACTAGGTATTCTAAGCTTTTTCTTCTTTTTTTTCTTGGCCATCTTATTTATGCTTGGCTCTTGTTAAGCCTCGTTGAGCAATACCGTCAATAGATTTTTTAGGGAATTGTAATCCCCTAAATCCAGTGCGAACATTGGTCTCTTTAGGCACAGAAGGTTTAGTTACTTTACCACCGCCAGCATATTTTTTAGGGTTCATATCACCTCTAACTATGCGTTTTGCTTTTTCTCTTCTTGCCTTAACCTTTGCATAACCCTCGTCTACTATTTGTTGTGCTTTTTCTCTTTCTTTTTTTACTTTACCGCCGCCAGCATATTTAGGGTTTATTTTATCGGATATGGCTTTCTGCTTTTCTTCTCTTATTTTTTTTGCTTTTTTAACGTTAGCAGCATCTGGGTTAAATGTAGTAACATCCCCTGATTTGGTTTCTGTTTTTTCTAATCTCTTTTTTTCTTTTAGCTTTTTTTTGCGTTTTCCCAAAAAATATTTAGCTATTTTACCACCAGCACCAAACTCCATTGTTGTTTGTTCGCCTTTTTTAGCTTTCTTTTTTCTTTTCTTTTTCTTCTTCTTTTTATTTTGCCCAAGCATTGTTTTTTTCAATTCAGCGCCTTTAGCTTTTGTTAGGTCGTCAGGAAACATATCTAGTGTTTGTTCATCTTTAGAGTTTTTTATCATTTCTTTAATTGCTTTAAGTCGGGCCATTTTAAATCTCCTAAAATATTTTTTGATTTTTACACATATATTTGTTAAGCACAATAAAAAAAGACGCGTCTAACGGAGAGAAAAACGCGCCATAAAATATAACGTAGGAGGTTATATTATTTATTATTAATATACATAGTGACTTCAAAGCCGAAGCGGATGTCACTGTATTCTGGAGTTTCCCATTTCATGATATTGCCCTCTAGTTATTATTCACCTATTTTTATATATGCAGGTTCTATGCCAAACCCTCAAAGCCAATAAGACCATAGTTTTTAAAATTTTTCAAATAATTTTTTGGCTGTTAGCAACCATTTTGCAAGGGGGGTGTTTCACGTGAAACAGGGGTGGGGTTCGATTTTTAAATTTTTTCTGATCGTTTGAGCAAATTTAAGTGTAAAGGGGTTGGGTGAGATGTTGGTGAGATTGGGGTGATGGGGGAGAGGTGGGTTCGTTTAGATGCTTGATTTCACTAATGAACATCTGGCTATGATAACCTTTTGTTCCGAACAAAGTTCTTGACACTGTCTATTTTCCTGTTAGTGTCTTATTTGTAGCGAGCAATCCCGCTTGTTATTAATCAATGGAGTAATTAAAAGATGAATAAACTAAACGATAATACAGCTCGCGAACTTCTGGGTATTACAACCAAAAGTTCGTTGTATCTGAATCAAGCTCAGTTAGCCGCGTGTACTGCTATGGGTAATATAGCAGGTGAACTTGAGATAACTCAGGGGCAGTTATATGTTAAGGAAATAGAGTTAGCCTGTGCGTTCTATAACATAGTAACCGACGGCGGTAAGGTTGAGCCTGACTTTAATGTATGGACTCAATCGCGTAAGTTAGTTACAAAATTATGTGTAGATGCTCACGGATTAAGTGAGGATAGAGTACGTCACATAATAGGTAAGGCTATTAAGTTACTTGCTGAGGGTGTTCTTGATTGCAGTTTAGATAGCGCTACCGCAGGTGAAGTACTGGTAGCAACGAAGCCTGCAAAGGCAACACCTGATGCGGTTCGAATGAGCGCAAAACGTGCCGCGTTGGTTGAGAAGTTTGAAGGAAAATCCGATAGCGATTTAATGGCTGAAGCTCAGGAACTTGGTAATACAGGTAACTATGCAGAGGCAGGCGAATTTGCTAAGGAACTAGAATCTAGGCAGAAAGCCCAAGCGAAAGCAACGGCAAAAGCAGAACGTTCTGGTAGAACTGAGCTTAACAAAGAGGTACGCGGCGGATTGAAAGACGCGTCCACTGAGTTAGCGGCTTACATGGCATGGCTCGTAAAGCATGAAGATAGTCAGGCTGAGTTCATAGCTCAACAGATTAATGCTTGGAAAGAACATACAAGTTAATTAATCTACGTAGTTAATTAAGCCCCACTTCGGTGGGGTTTTTTTATGCCTGCAATCGAACTTTTGGTTATCCTAGCCATTTGTTCACTTGGTCAGCTTTGT